GTACGCATCGTATCGTTCATCCTCGAGCGTATACTCATAATCCGTTGTTTCGGTTGACTCATCATCAAAGTTAATGATTTCAGAATCAGTATCAAGAAAATTGTCAAGTATTTTGTTAGTCATGACCTACCTCTCTGTTGTATGCCGTATCGGCTCTTTATGTTAATAATATTAAACAGTTTAAATTGTTTTTCGATAATTACAAGTGTTGATGACATTCTTGTGCGTTTATACATAAACCCAACGCTATCATCTGCTAGAATATGCCGCCCAATTGTTATCGTGTTATCTGTTGTTAAACTATTCATCTATAAAATCTTCCTTCCATTCGTTACGGGGATATTGTGTCTCGTTGTACCCGTTAGCGTGTAGGAATTCTTGATATTGGCACTCTAATTCCGTTCCAATGTATGACCAGTGTACGCTATGCAATGTAACGTCACCGGATTGTTTCTTGATAGTTATATCTGTCATGTTTTTGTACCTCGTTTCGTTGAACATGGGTGCATTATTAGGCATGGTTTTGCAAATGTCAAGCTTTTTTTTTCGAGATAGTGTAATTATTTTTTAACTTGTTGATTTTTTTGGAGTTTTTAGAGTATTTTTTTTGCGGCTCTTGAGCATTTGTCAAGTATTTTTTGTGTAAACTTGAAAATATTTTGAAAACTTTGGAATATTTTGTAGTTTTTTTTGCCGGACTCCAAAAAACTCTTGAGTTTTCTAGAATTTTTTGCGGGTCAAAATCTCTTGAGTTTTCTAGAGTTTTGTGCAGTGCAACAGGCACGCAGGAACCACCCCCCACCCCCCTATATATATACTAAATCGCATACATTTTAGGAAGTTTTGGAATGTAAAGTAGATAGAGGCTCTCTAATAGGCCCCAGAAATGCTAGAGGCTCCCTAATAGGGGGTAAAAATTAAGAAATTCTTAGAATATCTTGATAAGCTTGGACAGCTTTTCGGTGGGATTGTGGTAAAAGTGTAGAACGAGACTCTAAAATCTCCTGAGTGCTTGCAAGATGTGGGGTTTTGGTCGGGGTTTCAGAGTATCCCCGAATACCAGCAACTCTTTGGGTTTCTATTTCTTCTTTAAAACCTCTGATTCCTGCTGTATATTTCTTATCATTATAAATAGCATTGTAATCAGGTCTTACATAAGGTTTAGTTTTAAGTTCGTTTTGCGTTTCCATAGAATTTTGATCGGGATTCTAGAGTTATATTATATATATGTTTAAGCCTCGGTGGTGTTACTCACCATTATAGGGTCGTATTTTACATTTGTCAAGCTTTTTTTTCATAAACTACTTGACAGATCGTATATCCAGCCCTATAATATATAAAGTATGAGTAATAATAAGCAGTTAACAACAAAACAGCAGAGTTTCCTTGACAACTTAATGGTAACAGGGGGTGATCCAAAGAAATCTGCGGAGCTTGCAGGTTATTCAAGCCACTGGCAAGTAGTGAAAGCGTTACGTACAGAAATAATAGACATGGCTTCAACCATTCTTGCACAGTCAGCGCCTCAAGCAGCTCAAAAACTAGTTGATGTAATGGAATCTAACGAACCCATACCACAAGCTAGTATGCGAGTACAGGCTGCCCAAACTATTCTAGACCGTGTAGGGCTAGGAAAGAAAGATACCCTTGATGTTAAACATGAAGTATCAGGAGGGGTCTTCATACTACCAGCAAAAGAGGAGATTATCATTGAGGCAGAAACTGGGTAAAACTCCTTTTGGTTATAAACCAAGTGCTGAGGGTTCTAAAGAACTCGAAGAAGTTCCAGAACAACTGGAAGCATTAGATAAAATCCAACAATTAGTTGAGGACAAATCTATTTCTTTACGAGATGGAGCTGCTTGGATAACTCACAAAACAGGTAGAACTATAAGCCATCAAGGACTAAAGAATGTCATCAGAGAAAGGTATAACACATGATTGGGAATTGTTTCCAGAAAAATATGCTACAGATGCTTCAGGAAATTTTCTACTTAAAAAAGATGGAACGCCTCGTAAGAAGTCTGGCAGAGCAAAAGGATCAAAGAGTAGAGGATACAACTACAGCTCGAAGACAAAAGCTCGTATGTCAGCCGAGCGTTCTGTTAGAGATAAGCGAAGAAGGATTGAGGCTGTCGAGACAAAACTGCGAAAGCAAAAATACTCGCTAAATAACTCTAAAGAAATACTTAAAAAACTCGATAATAAATAAAATAACAACAACAGATGTTATTGAAGAAAGTCCACCAAGGCTTCAAAAGGAAATTAATAATAATGTTCTTTTCAAACCTAACGATGGGCCACAAACAGAATTTTTAGCTGCACCGGAGATAGACGTACTATATGGTGGCAGTGCTGGGGGAGGAAAGTCTTACGCAATGCTTGTAGACCCTCTAAGATACGCCCACAGGGCGGCTCATCGGGCTTTGATACTAAGACGCTCGATGCCAGAACTAAGAGAGCTTATCGATAAATCAAGAGAACTTTATCCACAAGCTTTTCCCGGATGTAAGTTTAGAGAGGTAGAAAAACTTTGGAATTTTCCAAGTGGTGCTAAGGTAGAGTTTGGCTTCCTAGAAAGAGATGCCGATGTATACCGCTATCAAGGACAAGCTTACTCGTGGATAGGGTTTGACGAAATCACTCACCTACCAACAGAGTTTTCTTGGAACTATCTAGCATCACGGTTGCGTACAACGGACTCAGAGATAAAGCCGTACCTTCGTTGTACTGCCAACCCCGGAGGTGTAGGGGCGCATTGGGTAAAGAAACGGTATCTCAATCCTGCACCACCTAACGAGTCTTTCGAGGGAGCTGATGGTTTAACTCGAAAGTTTATTCCAGCTAGGCTTGAAGATAATCCTTACCTTGCAAAAGATGGGCGATATCAACAAATGCTGGAAGCCTTACCAGATGTACAAAGAAAACAACTCTTGGAAGGCAACTGGGATATTACAGAGGGTGCTGCTTTTACAGAATTTGATTTAAACAAACACGTAGTCCAACCATTTGATATACCAATTGGATGGGAAAGAATAAAAGGAATTGACTACGGTTACGCTTCAGAAAGCGCTTGTGTCTGGGGTGCAGTTGACCCTACAGACCGTACACTCATAATTTATAGAGAGTTGTATCGTAAAAATTTAACGGGTGTTGATTTAGCCAATGTGATTACACAAATGGAAGTTCAAGACCCTTATAGTGTTCAAGGCGTATTGGATACCTCGGCTTGGGCAAGAACAGGAACTACGGGGCCTACAGTAGGGGAGACTTTACAACGTGCAGGTCATAAGCTCCGTAGGGCAGATAAGAATCGTATCCAAGGAAAAATTCAAATCCACGAATACCTTAGAGTGCAACAAAGCGGAAGGCCACGACTGCAAATATTTAATACTTGCCCTAATCTGATACGTGAACTTCAAGGTCTTCCTTTGGATAAGAATAATTCTGAAGATGTCGATACTCATGCTCCTGACCATGCTTATGACGCATTAAGATACTTAATCATGTCAAGGCCAAGAGCAACTGACCCATTTAGTCAGATTAGAAACTTACATTTACAACAGGCATATACGCCTTCTGATTCAACATTCGGATATTAATAGGAGAAAATATTATGGCGGTAGTTAACATTAGAGATTCAGGAAGAAACACAGCAGACGTTGCTGACGTACGAAGTCTAGCTGAAAGAGTTCAAAAACCTTCCGTTACAGAGTCAATTACAGCAGCAAATACAATTACAGCGTCAGAGTCAGGTACTCGTTACGTTCTTAACGTAGCCGCAGCTAAAATACAAACTTTACCAGCTCCAGCAGCAGGACTAGAATTTTGGTTCTACATTGGTGCTACTGAGCCTACAGGAACACACACTGTTGTTACTAACTCAAGTGCAAACATTATTGTAGGTAATGTATGCTCTCCAGAAGATGCAGCAGGAAGTGTGGCTACAGTAACAGATGGTGATACAATCTCATTTGTAGCTAACAAAGCAGTACACGGAGACTTTGTTCATGTGTGGTCTGATGGCACTAACTGGTATTTAAATGGTATGTGCAAAGTGCAAGATGGTATTACACTTACACAAGCTGGCTAATAATACATGGATGATAAAAATACTCTAACTGCTAACGAACTTTACTTTGAAGACGTAGAGGATGAGCATGGACAAAATCTTAAGCTTGATGAATCCCTACGTGTTAGTTTTGTTGGTCTTCTTATGGACAGGTATGCTTCGGCACAGTCTGCAAGAGATCAAGACGAAACTCGTTGGCTTACTGCTTACCACAATTACCGTGGGTTATACGGCAGACACATACGATTTCGTGAATCTGAAAAGTCAAGAGTATTTGTAAAAGTAACTAAAACAAAAGTCTTAGCAGCTTTTGGACAATTAGTTGATGTAGTTTTTGGTGGAAATAAGTTTCCTATTGGCGTATCCGAAACCAATATTCCAGAAGGGATTGAGAAACACGCACACCTTAATCCTTCTCTGGAAACTACTCCACCGCAAATGTCGGAAGAAACAGCGACCAAACTTGAAAACCCATTTGATGTGGGATATAAAGGAGATGGTCGTACACTTAAACCCGGAGCGACTTTCGGCTCAGGTAAGTTTGAAGTAGTACGCCCTGAAAAGAAATTAAATATGACAGAAGGGTTAAGTCCTATTCCAGAAGCCTTGGAAGTAAGTCCAGCTCAAGAAGCAGCAAGGAGGATGGAAAAGTTAATCCATGATCAAATTGAAGAATCTAACGGCTCTAGTGAGCTACGTTCAGCCCTTTTTGAATGTGCTTTGTTTGGCACAGGAATCATTAAAGGCCCATTTAATTTTAACAAAACACTTAACAGGTGGCAAGAAGACGAAGACGGAAATCGCAATTATAGCCCTATTAATGTTAGGGTTCCTCGTATTGAGTTTGTATCCATTTGGGATTTTTTCCCTGACCCAAACGCTACCAATATGGATGAATCCGAATATATCTTCCATCGCCATCGTTTAAATAGAACACAACTTAGGGCATTAGGAAAGATGCCTTACTTTGATAAAGATCAGATTCGAGAGTGTTTGGCAATGGGGCCTAACTACGTAGAGCAAGACTATGAACATGAGCTACGTGATGAAGACGGTTCTTCTGATTACGGGCAAGGTCAATATGAAGTTCTAGAATACTGGGGAGTCATGGATGCTGAGTATGCTCGTGAAGTAGGAATGGAGATTCCAGACGATGTTGATGATTTAGATGAGGTACAGGTAAATGCTTGGATTTCTAATGGAAAACTTTTACGTGCTGTTGTTAATCCCTTTACTCCTTTTAGAGTGCCTTACCAAGCCTTTCCTTATGAAAGGAATCCATATAGCTTTTTTGGAATTGGTGTGGCAGAAAACATGGATGATTCGCAACAGATAATGAATGGTCATGTAAGAATGGCTATTGACAACCTTGCACTGTCTGGTTCACTGGTATTTGATGTAGATGAAACTGCACTTGTCGGTGGACAAAACATGGAAGTGTATCCCGGTAAAGTATTTAAACGACAAGCTGGTGTTCCCGGAACTGCTATAAATGGCATAAAGTTTCCAAACACATCTACAGAAAACATGATGATGTTTGATAAATTTAGACAGCTTGCAGATGAACAAACAGGTATACCAAGCTACTCACACGGACAAACAGGTGTGCAAAGTATGACAAGAACAGCTTCAGGTATGTCAATGTTACTTGGAGCAGCTTCTCTTAATATTAAAACAGTTATTAAAAACTTAGATGACTTTCTACTTAAACCATTAGGAGAATCATATTTTCAATGGAATATGCAGTTTCTTGAAAGTAGATTAGGAGTAGAAGGAGATTTAGAAGTTAAAGCAACAGGCACAAATAGCTTGATGCAAAAAGAAGTGCGGTCGCAAAGATTAACTATGTTTTTACAAACAGTACAAAATCCTGCGGTAGCACCGTTTATAAAAATGAACAAACTTATCTCTGAACTAGCATATAGTTTAGATTTAGACCCAGACGAATTAATGAATGATCCAGAAGAAGCTGCGATCATGGCACAAATTATAGGTATGCAAAATGGACAAACAACTAGCGAAGAAACTCCTGCCACTGGTGAACAACAAGGAGGCATGGGAAGCCCTGAAGCTGTACCTCCAGAACCGCAGGAACTTGGAGCAACAGGTACTGGCGGTGGCAACATCGGAACTGGAGTTGTTCCGCAGTCAGGGGAAGCTGAGTTCTCTGGTACTCCTAGAGCAGCTCAAGGATAAAGTAATAGCGGAGTTAAAATAATGGCATTAGTAGGAAAACAAAAAGAATTAGATGCAGACGGTAGTGGAGATATTACAGGTAAAGACTTTGCACTACTGAGAAAAAGAAATAAAAAACAAGAGGGTGGAGAAATGGCGATGCCACCGGAGTTAGCTACTGAAGCTCCAATGGAAGATACACCAGTAGATACATATCCTAATGCAACTCCAGAAGAACTAGAAGCAGCAAATCAAAAACCTGATGCTGAAATGGAAGACGATTATATAGAGTTCGTAGTAAGCGAATCTCTTGACGAAGAAGAACAAACATATTTAATGAACGCTTTAGAAGCTGATCCACAACTAAGCATGATATTTGACAAAGTTGTAGAAACAGCTTCTGAGTTTTCTGGGGCAGGAGAAGTAGAAGGCCCCGGAACTGGTTTAACAGACTCAATACCTGCTAGATTATCAGATGGAGAGTTTGTGATGACCAAAAAAGCAACAGACCAAATCGGAGCTGACAATCTGCAACGCATGATGGATGATGCAGAACGTGCTTTTGATGGTGGGATGATGCGAGAAAAACGTCAAATTGGAGGTGCTGTTAAAGCCCAAGATGATGACGAAATGGAGCTAGTGACTGGTGGTACTAGAGTTGATGACGAAATTAAAAAACTTATGAGTCTCAAAGCTAACAAAGCACCAAGTCTTAGTTAATTTAAACCAACGGCTACCTTGACAGGACAAGCCCCATAAATTTTTTCAACGGCCAAAAGAAAGAATTATCATGGCTACCTTGTAGAGTACAAGCCCCGTAGGAGATATATTATGAGTGAAGCAACCTTAATACAGGAAGAAGAAACAAGCAATCCATACAATATGAATAAGCCTTGGCATAAGCCAGATGCTGAAAAAATTGAGACTGCTGATCAATTGTTTTTTGAAAAACCAAAACAGGCTACCCCTAAAGAGGCCCCTGAAGAGGAGGAGGAAGTAACTCCCAAAAAACGAACTAATTATAAAAAAAGATATGATGATCTTAAACGTCATTACGATGAGAAACTTGCAGAATTTAAACAGAGGGAGCAGGAGTTGCTAGCAAATAATGCTAGACCCCAATACCAAGCCCCTAAAACACAAGAAGACTTAGAAAAATTCAAACAAGAATATCCTGATCTATATGACACAGTAGAAACTGTCGCACACATGAGAAGTTCTGAACAAGTAGGACAGCTTGAAGAACAGCTTAAAGTTATAAAACAGCGTGAATCTGAAATTATAAGACGAGAAGCTGAAGCAGATTTACTTGCAAAACATCCAGATTTTCCTGAACTCAGGTCATCTGAAGAATTTCATACGTGGGCAAAAGAACAACCAGAGCAAATTCAACAATGGGTTTACAAAAATCCTGATAATGCTCAGTTAGCTTCTAAAGCTATCGATCTTTTTAAACTGGAAAAAGGTTACAAAACTCAAACTAAATCACGGTCTAAACCTAGAGGTTCAGCAGCAGATATGGTATCAACTAAAACAACTACCGTTGATGCAAAGCAACCTAAGATTTGGACTGAACGGGAAATCGCTGCGATGTCTCTCGATAAGTTTGATAAACATGAAGAAGAAATACGTCAAGCTATATCAGAAGGCAGAGTAGTAAAAGGTTAATTACTCACTAGGAGGATATTATAATGGCTAGTAATACTTCAGACCAATTTTTTGAGCCAAGTACGGATACCAATGCTAACTTTGGTAACTCTGTAAGTGGCCAAGCTAATTCATTCTTTTTACCAAAAGTTTATTCCAAACAGGTTTTAAACTTTTTTCGTAAGGCTTCTGTAGCCGAAGCGATAACCAACACAGACTATGCTGGTGAAATTGCAAACTTTGGTGATACCGTAAGAATTATCAAAGAGCCTGTCATCTCTGTTGATCAGTATGAAAGAGGACAGGATATAACTGCGACTAAACTAACTGACCAAGAAGTTACTTTGATCGTAGATATAGCAAACGCATTTAAGTTTATAGTCGATGACATTGAAACTCAAATGTCTCACGTTAACTTCCGTGACGTAGCAACATCTTCAGCAGCTTACGCATTGCGTGATGCTTTTGACACAGGTGTTATTGCTACTATGTTTTCTGGAGTTTCATCTTCAAGTCCAGACCACGTACTAGGTTCAGACAATGCGACTGACCTTGCTGCTGGAACTTTTGATGGCACAGGTAACTTGGACATTGGTTTTGGAACTGACGAACATGACCCAATTGATGTTATGGCAAAAATGGCTAGACTTCTTGACGAACAAAACGTACCTGAAGAAGGTCGTTGGTTCTTAGCAAGTCCTGACTTTTATGAAGTGCTTTCTCAAAGCGCCTCTAAACTTTTGTCAGTAGACTACAATGCTGGTCAAGGTTCAATTCGTAACGGGCTAGTATCTTCTGGTAAGTTGCGTGGATTTAATATGTACAAAACAAACAACATAGCAGATACTTCTAACGCTGCTGGTAAGTGTTTGGCTGGTCATATTTCTTCTACTGCTACTGCTCAGACTATCACTAGCACTGAGGTTCTCCGTGACCCTGATAGCTTTGGAGACATTGTACGTGGACTACACGTTTATGGAGCTAAAGTTCTTCGAGGCGAAGCACTCGTTTCAGCGTTCTACGGAATTGACTAATATGGTAAGGGGGCTTAATTGCCCCCAAACCTTTTTGTACGTTCATCTTGTATAAGACGGAAGTAGGAGAATAATCCCCGAAGGAACGCATTAACTTGTAACTGGAGGTGTATTATGACTGATTATTATAGAGGTATAAGAGTAACTGTAAAAGCTAAAGATGAATCCGAAAAGAATGGAAACAAATTTATTTATCGAGGTGTTAAATACACTAAAGATAATAAAAAAAATAATGTTCCGTCTTCAGGAGTTTATAGAGGCATTAGATGGGAAGATAAGTAAGGAGACTTTATGCCACAACTAGGATCAGAAGAAAAACCAATTGTCATGCACACAGGAACGACTGTCAGTAAAGAAAGCCGTTACCGTAAAGGGTTTGACAAAAAAAAGTATGACGAAAACTATGACCGTATTTTTCGTAAAGATAAAGAAGATACACAAGAACAACCATGTGTAACTTGTTTATGTGACTAACTAGATACCGCAAGGGTCTAACAATTTACCGAAAGGGAAGGAGTATGATATGAATCAATTAGCAATGAATGACTTTAATAATTTTTTAGTAGGATTTGACAGACTACAAGATATGTTTATACATGGTAATAGTCGAAGTGCTTATCCTCCATATAATTTAATTAAAGTTAAAGAAAACGAATATAAAATAGAAATTGCTTTAGCAGGTTGGAATAAAGATGACATTGAAGTTGTCCACACTAAAACTGATGCTATGCTAACTATTAAAGGTAAAAAACAAACTTCTGATAAAGATAGTTATTACCTACATCGAGGAATTAGTGGTAAATCTTTTGCACATAATTTTGCATTAGCAGAACACGTTGCCGTAGAAGATGCTGATTTTACAGATGGACTATTAACAGTTTCATTAGGAATTAAAATTCCAAAGGAACAACAACCACAACAAATTAAAATAAAATAGAGGGTACTTAGATGTTGATAATGCCAATGCCAGAACAACCTAAACCTGAAGAACAAAAGCAGGTAAAAGAAGGTATAGAACAGTATTCTAGTATTTACGAATTAGAAAATAAATTCTACAATGCTGGAAAAGCTCAGGGATCTAAATATAGTTTTGAACAACGTATGAAAACTGCTCTCTAATGGCAACTACATATCTTCAATTAACTAACGAACTGTTGAGGGAGTTTAACGAAGTAGAGTTAACTTCCTCAAACTTTTCGTCATCTGTAGGTGTTCAAAGTCACATCAAAGACTTAGTTAATCGTGCATACCTTGACATGGTTAACGAGGAACCACAGTGGCCTTTTTTAGCTGCTGGCGAATCAGGTTCTACTGATCCTTTATATGGAAATACATTTGTAGAAACAGTAGCAGGTACACGTTGGTATGAACTCAAAGAATCTTCAAGTAGTATTGTAGATGATTTTAGTTATATAGATTGGGATAACTTTCTTTTAACTACTGTAGGTGTAAGTGGAGAAACTGCTCCGCACACAATACGTAACTTACGATTTACAACAATTGAAGAGTGGAAAGATTATTTTAGACTTGCACAAAATAGAGATGATGCTGATCAAGCTAATGGAGGAACTCCTGATAGAGTTATAAAAAGTCCAGACAACAGAAAATTTGGACTGTCTCCAATACCTGATAAAATTTATCGTATTTATTTTTATGCGTATAATTTACCGACAGAACTATCAGCACATGGAGACAATATAGTTTTTCCAGATTTGTATGTGCCAGTGCTTATTAATCGTGCAAGATATTATATGCACCAATTTAAAGATAATCCGCAAGCTTCTGCTTTTGCATTAGAAGATTATAAACGTGGGCTTAAAACAATGAAATATCATTTAATGGAGCCTACACCAAATTACGTAAAAGACGATAGAATAAGGTTTGTATAATGCCACAATCACAACCATTTGCTATACCTTTAACTGGTGGACTAAATACGAATGTTAATCAGTTTCAACTATTAGCTCAACCCGGATTTGCCCGTGAGCTTGAAAACTTTGAAGTTGATATAGATGGTGGGTATAGACGAGTCAATGGCTTCTCAGCTTTTGGTGGTGCAAGCGCAGCAAGACCTAATAGTGATAATGCTATTCTAGGTCTTTTTATTTATGCAGGTGGAGTAATAGCCGCAAGCGGAACAAACATTTATTTTTCAGTTGATGGTACATCTTGGTTACTTATGAATCGTAGTAGTGTGTCTGCAAGTGGAGATAACTTTAGCACGTTTTCAGGTCGCTCTACAGCAACAAGAACAAATCAAGGACAAGTAAATTTTGCACTGTACGAAGGTGCAACAGAACATGGTGAGCTTTTAATTACAGATGAAGGTGGTAGTAACAAACCTTTATTTATAAAGATAACAGGAACAGGGGCAGTAGGTAACAGAACATTTTTTGTTAAAGACATAACTATATCAGGAAGCGCTACGGCAAAGGTTGGAGTAATACATGATAAACATTTTGTGGTTGCAGGAGACACTGATAATCCTAATCAATTATCGTTTTCTGGCACAAATGACGTTGATGATTTTAGTTCAACAGGTTCGGGTAGTGTTGTAATAGAAGATAAAATTATAGGACTTCAATCTTTTCGTGATGATTTAATAATATTTTGTTTAAATAGTATACATAAATTAAAAAACATTAATAACAGCTCGACAATCGCTGTTGAACCTGTAACAAAAAACGTAGGATGTTTAACTAACGGCAGTATACAAGAAATAGGCGGTGACTTAGTATTTTTAAGTCCTGACGGAATTAGAACTCTTGCAGGAACAGTACGTATAGGTGACGTTGAATTAAGCTCTGTAAGTAGAGCAATACAACCTTTAATACGTGATATTGTTTCAAATATGGCAAATAATATTTTTACAAGTGTAGTGCTTCGTAATAAATCACAATATAGAATATTTTATACAACACTTGCTCAGTCTCCATCTGTTTCAAAAGGTATTATAGGCACAATAAGAGATAAAGGATTTGAGTGGTCAGAAACAAAAGGTATACAAGCAAGAGCTATTACTTCTGGTTTTGACACAGATAACAATGAGCAAGTTTATCATGGTGATAATGATGGCTATATTTATGTGCATGACACAGGAAATTCATTTGTACATGATGGGTCAACAGCTAGTATAGAAGCAACCTATCAATCTCCAGACTTTGACTTTGGAGACTACGGAACACGTAAAACTATGAATTACGTAAAAATATCTATATCACCTGAAGGAACGTGTCAACCAACTTTAAGAGTTCGATACGACTACGAAGATACTAGCGTACCACAACCAAGTGATTATACAATTACTAATGTAAGAATACCAGCAGTATTTGGTTCCGCAGTATTTGGTTCCGCAGAGTTTGGAGGAACGCAAGATCCGATGGTACGTCAAACAGTACAAGGAACAGGTAACACAACAAGTTTTAGAATACGGTCAACAGATACAAATCCTCCGTATGCACTTAATGGATTGTACATAGATTACACGCCAATAAATAGGAGATAGTTTAAATGGTAGCGTACACAAGACAAAGCACAATTTCAGATGGAGATACAATTACTGCTGCATTATTTAACGATGAATACAATCAGCTTTTATCTGCATTTTCTTACGCTTCATCAGGAACCACAGGACACAAACATGATGGAACTGCTGGAGAAGGTGGTAACATTCCACAAATAGGTGATCAAGATTTTTTAAATAAAATAGTAACCGATAGCACAAATAATCGCTTTGGTATTTTTGTACAAGTATCATCAAGCGCAGTAGAACAAATACGAATCCAAGATGGTGCAATCGTACCAGTAACAGACAACGATATAGATTTAGGAACAAGCTCAGTAGAGTTTAAAGATGCTTTTTTTGATGGCACAGTAACAACCGATGCGCTAGTGGCTGATACTGCTGATATTAATGGTGGTACAGTAGATGGCGCTACAATAGGTGCAAACTCAGCAAGCACTGGAGCTTTTACAACCTTAACAGCGAGTGGTAATTTTACAGGCTCTGGAACTATTGAGGGTACTACCATAACAGCTACAACTGCTTTTGTACCTGATGCTTCAGACGGAGCAGCGCTAGGTACAAGCTCTTTAGAATTTAGTGATCTTTTTCTTGCAGATGGTGCAGTCATAAACTTTGGTGATGATCAAGATGTAACACTTACACACGTAGCAGACACAGGATTATTACTTAATGGTACAAGTCAACTACAGTTTAATGATGCTAGTCAAAATATTACAGCACCCTCAGCAACCGTACTAGATATTAATGCAACAGATGAAATAGAACTTAATGCTACTCTTGTAGATGTCAATGCTAATTTAGATGTAAGCGGTACATACACAGGTGCAGGGCTTATGACCACAGGAGGAAACATAGTTATTCCTAATGATGGTAATATAGGCTCGGTAGGAGATACTGATGCTATGGCAATCAGCTCAAGTGGTGTAGTAACCTTTTCTCAAAACCCTGTGTTTCCAGACGGGGGTGTACCATTAGCAGATTTAGATATAGATGGTGCTTCAGATATTGGTGCAGGTTTAGCAGATGCTGATTTATTTATTGTAGATGATGGAGCAGGTGGTACAAACCGTAAGACTGCTGCATCAAGAATTAAAACTTATATTGCTGACGTTACACTTACTACAGCAGCTCAAAGTAACATTACTTCGTTAGGCACTCTCACAGCATTAACAGTTGATGACATTGGTATTAATGGTAAAGCTATTACAATGACAGGCTCTACTGATGATACTGCTACTTTAACTGTAGGTACAAACGGTACGCTAACTATTGAAACAGTAGATACTGCTGCTACGGCTGCAAATATTCAAGTAACAGCAGATGGAACTTTTGAAGTTGATGCTACTACAATTACTCTAGATTCTTCTGGAGATATTGTTTTAGATGCAGATGATGCTGATGTAGTATTTAAAGATGCAGGAACAACTATTGCTACACTAACTAACTCTTCTAGTGATTTTGTAATTACTACAGGAGTTCAAGATAAAGATTTTATTGTTAAAGGTGATGATAATGGTGCAACAATTACTGCTTTAACATTAGATATGTCAGAAGCAGGAGCAGCAACTTTTAATGGCGCAGTAACCTCTGGAGCTGTTATAACATCTGGCGCAGGGTTACTTATTGCTGACGGTGGTAACATAGGTTCTGCAAGTGATCCAGATGCTATTGCAATTGCTTCAGATGGAGCTGTAACATTTTCTCAAACTCCAGTGTTTCCTGATGGAAGCATACCATTAGCAGACTTAGATATAGATGGAGCTGCTGATATAGGAGCTGCTATAGCTGATGCAGATTTGTTTATTATTGATGATGGAGCTGGAGGAACTAACAGAAAAGTTGCAGCTTCAAGAATAAAAACATATATAGGTTCTATTGCAGCAGATGATTTAAGTGCTGGTGATGCCGCAATAAATTTAGAAACTACATCAGGTAATATAACTATAGATGCACAAGCAAATGATGCTGATATTATTCTAAAAGGAACAGATGGTGGGGCTGACAAAACAGGTATAAAAATAGATATGAGTGAAAATGCTCAGATACAGCTACCAAATGATTCTCAAGTTTTAGCTTTTGGAGCTGATCAAGATACTACACTTACACATACAGATGGTACAGGATTAACATTAAATAGCACAAACAAATTAACTTTTGGAGATGCTGCAAGTTTTGTACAGCAATCTAGTGACGGTGTATTAAGAATAGATGGTGAAGCTACAATTGATTTAAATGCCTCTACGG